ATTCTTATCTACATAAGCTTTCTTATTTAAAGCTCCTGGTTCAGTCTGAAAGTATATTCTATTTCCTTCTACCTCTCTCCCTTTGTTTACTGAGATTGTAGGTTGTCCTTCATACTTACCTTTACCTGCTTCACCTCTAGTAATGTATATAGGAAATCCATTCTTACTAGTAAGCTTATAATATAACCTTTCTGCTAATACTTTAGGTCTAGCTACTGGTGCATCACCAAACTTAAGTCCTGTTACATCAGCACCAAAGTTACTACCAGCTCCTGCCTCTTTTCTTTGGAATCTTCTAGGCATAAAAGTAGTATCTAATTCAAAAGCTTCTAGCTTACCTTTCTCTTGTAGATACTTAGTTAAAGCTATATCTTCTTTCATTAAATCTCTCATCTGCTTCTCAAGTGTTCTCATCTGAGGTGTCCACTTAATCTGATAGTTTCTTTTAGAACCTTCTATGAAATCTACTACATCATTATATTGTTGTCTGGTCGTATCATTCATCTTACGACCTTTACCCCAACCATTTATTTCTCCAAACAAGTTCTGCATTCTCTGTACCATAACAGTACCTGATGATTTAGATGCTTGGTTAAGACTTCTAGATGATAATTGAGTCCACTTCCTAAAGTTCTCTAATCCTAATGTATCATTAGTAAGTTCTTCTACCATCTTCTTCTTGTTAGCAAAAGTATTCTGTTCATTAAACAAGTCAAATGTTTCTCTATCTAAGTTCTCAAACTTCTTAGAATCCCATGCCATTGTTTCTTTCTTACCACCAAGAAAGTTATACTGTGTATCTCTAAGTTCTACCTCAGCTTGTTTTAAATCATTCTCAATTGTTTTTCTATCTGTTGCCTTAAGATTAGGTTCTTGTAATGCTTTTCTTTTCTTATCCACTACATCTTTCATGTGTTTCTTATCAGATACCTTAAGTATAGATTCAAGTCTAGCTTCTACTCCTACTTTCTCTAATGCTTTTCTAGGTGCATTACCATATATCTGTTTAGTTAAATCTGTGTACCCTGTTATGTCTTTAAACCCTTTAACTCCTTTAGCAAACTTAGGACCTGCTAACAATGAACCTAGATTGACTATAGCATCTGCTGTATCTTCAGGTATACCTACCTTAGATAGTCCTCCAGATAACCTATGTAATACCCATCCAAATCCTTTTAAACCTACACCCAGGATTGATTCATCCATAGCTGTATTAGCTGATGGAATCACATCACTATCTTTTATTGATTGTTTTGCTTCTTGAAGTAACTCTTTGACTTTCTTATTTTCTTCTGGGTCAGATACGAATGTATCTATAAGACCATTGCTTACATTATCAGATATAGCACCTGTTGTCATGTACTCATCTACTATACCTTGTGTCTTTTGTGCAGACCATTCTGATGCCTGTTTAAAAGATATTCCTTTTCCTTTTCTATCAGCTAATTCAACTAAAGCTTTTTCCCAACCTAAAGGTATAGGTTCTCCCTTAGCTTGTTTAGCTCTAATAGCATCAGCTAACTGTTGTCCAGCTAGTTCATTATAATCATTAACTAGCTTATTACTTTCATCACTAAAGTATAAATCAGCACTATTCCATAGCTGTGTTAATTCACCACCTATAAACTGAGGTGCCTCTGCTATAACATTAGCTGCAGTTAATCCTTCATATAATGGTTGTGCTAAAGCTCTTACTACATAACCTCCAGCTTTAGGAATTACTCCATCACCAAATATATTCTCTACACCAGCATCATTAGGACTAACTCTAGGTTTCTGTGTCTCTAGTGCTTGTAATCTTCTGTATTCATCTGCAAGTATCTGACCATTAACATCATCTCCTGCAGCATGGGCTTGTTCTAAGGCATCAGCCACCCTCGCAAGGGTAGCCACTTATTTAGCCTTAGGTTGATATTTATCTAGTGCATTAGATGTAGCTTCAGATATCTCTTTTTTTACTTGAGGAGAAAATTCACTATCATCACCACCCCAGAAGAATGTTTCATCTGGTTTAAAATGCCAAGTTTGTTGAAACTCTTCATGAGCTAATCTTATAGCTTCAGAAGCAGACATACCTTTCTGAATATAGTTTCTTCTAATTATCTCATCAAAAGCAGCAGCAGCTTTTACACTATTATTTGAATCATCTCCTTTTGTTATACCCATCATAGCTTGATTATACATCTTCTGTACCTTGCTATCTTTATCTGACAACTCACTGTTCAATTCAGCAGTACGTTTATCTATCCTATCCTGAGTGATTTTATCTTGTTTAGAATTGTATTCTCTTACATTCAAATCATGTGCTGACTTCTTAAGAATATTAGCTGTCTCTATATTTGCCTGTTCATTAGCTTGATTAGATGCAACTTCTTTTAGTTTCATTAATGTCTGAGCACTAGCTCCATTCTCAGTAAGTCTTCTACCTAAAGCATCATATAACTTAGCGTTGTCACTAGCCTCATCTCCTAACTCTTCCATAACTTCTTTCAAAGATGTCTGTGCTATTGTCTGTTCTTTAAGTATCGCATCATCAGAGTTAAATATAGCATTGCCTATTTTATTAACTCCCATCATCATAGGTCCCCATCCTGCTGGAGCAGACCTACCAATAGCAGCACCATAGTTATTTCTAGCAACTTCTCTAGCTAATAGCTTCTCATCAAAATTAAATAATCCTTCTACTGTTGCCATCTATATCTCCTTATTTTCCAAATAGTTTACCAGCACCAAATTTCAAACCTGTACCAACTAAATCGGTAAATGCTCCTGTATTAGCTTGACCTGTACCATACATAGCACCTGCTCCTTGTCCATACATAGCAGCCATAGCTTTATCTCCTGCTAAAGCACTATTACCTAAGCCCATACCCATTTCAAATGGTTTCATACCTGTACCTTCTATACCAGCACCCATATTAAATAAGCCTAATACATCATTATAAGGTTGCATTCTTAAATCATTACCTGTACCAAAGTATCCTAGACCTTTAGCCATATCATCATATCTCTCGTCTCTAGCTCTAGCCATAGACTCTACACCTAATCTATTATCTTCTCTATTCATAGCTGTTAGATACTCCATTCTTTCAGGGTTCAAGTATCCTCCACCTTCATATGCTGCACTCCCTTGACCCATTCTACCACTAGCAAAGAGGTTGTTAGCTAATCGTTGTTCATTCTTAGCTCTTCCAGGAGCCATTAAGTCTTGTAAATCGTTATAGTAATCACTACCTACTTTAGATATGTCTCTGCCCTTAGCTTCATTAAACATGTCTAAACCAGTTTGCTTAAACATATTTCCTTGTGCTATAGACTCTTCATCTACACCTTCTAATGCCTTATTCATAAACAAGTCTCTAAGTTGTTGTAACTCAGGACTTAATTCATAATTAGCTTTATTATTTTCATAGTCAAAGTCAGCAGAACCAAAGTAAGAACCAGTGACATCCCAGGGTTTATACTGAGCCTGGTCTCCAGCTGCCTCATAACCTCGTTGTGCTTTCTTTCCTACTCCTGTTGCTCCTGTAACTGCTCCTACGACTGAACCCATTATTTCACCTCTTTTTCAAAAATATAACCTTTTAATTTAAACCCGTACTTACGTTCAAAAGCTTTCATACCTGCTTTTCTAGTAGTACCTCCTAATATTGTTTTACATCCTAATTGCTTTGCTAACTCATTCATATATTTATCCCAATAATCTCCATCTCCATACACATTCAAACATACAAATGCATCATCATCTAACTCCCAACTCATAAAACCATGTTCATTTTCAATAAGATTATTTGTCATTATCTTTCTACTACCAGACTTCTCTAGAAATCTTTCAGCTATATCTTTGTCCAATGTATCTCCTAAGTTTTCATAATAAATGCTAGTGCATAGTATGGAGGTAAGTTAGCATTGGTTGCACTAGAACCCTTACTAGATGTTGTGAAAGTGTGAGAATGGTTACCTGTAGAACCTGTTTTTTGCCCTGATAATGCTTTCCATTGTTGATACTCATTATCTCTATCAATATCGCCACTTCCAGATACAGCTTGTACTAAATAATGTGGTAATGTATGTGTATGATTTCCTGTGGTGTTTGTAGAACCTGTGTGAGTGTGCTCTGGTAAAGTTGCATCAGCACTACCTCCTGTATCATCAGGACTGTAAGTACTACCTGCTCCCATTATAAACCTATCTCTTAAATCAGGTGTATCATTATCTCCATCACACAATGCATAACCTGTAGGAATAGTAGCAATAGACCCTGACCACATTACTATCATACCTCTTAAAATAGCATTCTGTGCTACAAAAGCAGTAGTAGCTATTTGAGTTGTACTTGTTCCTGCACTAGCAGTAGGTGCTCTAGGTACACCAGTAAGTTCTGGTGATACTGTATTAGCTTTACTTGCTACAGCAGTAACTAAATTATTAAACTCTGTATCAAATTCAGAACCTCTAATAATCTTATCATTATCTGTATCTGGTAAAGAATCCTTTCTTAAAAAGTTTGTTGTTTTTACATAATTACTCATTAGCTTCTCTTCCCTGTTTTTAAAAATATATCAATTTTTTGAACACTAATTAATTCATCACGAACTGTAGCATCTAAACCAAAGAAAAATGATTCACCACTACCACCTAAAGGTATCTTAACTCTATGTACACCTATACCTACTGAAGAATACCTACTTACTCCATATAAAGATGTAGGAGCAGAATACTTTGGATATATACCTGTACCTAAATCTCTATCTACTACAACCTTTCTTGGATTCCTTGTATAGTCATAACCATACTTTAATACAAAGTCTTGTTGTTTTGCACCTTCAATAGTTAATGTTGCTCGTTTAGCAAGTTTAGTAAGTATCTGTCCTTGCCCACCTAAGTCAGAACTAGCTGACCTATAGTTTATATCAAATGTAGTATCTCTATCTTGTAATCCTGTGTACTGAGCTACTCCATTAACAACACCCATAAGTAGTCCATACTTTTCTCTATCATCAAAATAACAATTAAATAAATTTCCACTAGCTAGTGACCATGTAGTACATCTAGCACTACCATTCTCAAGTGGCATTCTTAAATCTAAATATATTATCTTCTTATTTAAAGGTAATGTAATTACATAAAATGCATCATCTTCATTGTATCCAGCTCTTATGTTTTCTGGATTAGTTTCATAATCTAACCATCCTGTCATCTCATCTCTAATATTTAGAGTAAGTTCTCTCATTGGCATAGACTTCTCTTGTACTGTTCTAGAGAAACTTCTAACCCCTGACTTAGACAAGAAGATTAAATCCGTACCAGTGGCTTTTATGGAGTCCCTAGATAGACATCCTACACCAGTAATAACATCTTCTAATTCCATAGTATCAGGATTATCTGCTCCTTTATATACTACTATGTTATCTTGACAGAATATAACTAAATAATTATTGTGTTGAGCTAGACCTACAATTGTATCATTATTACCTACAACAGAACTAATATCAAGTATACCGGCATTATCACTGTTAAAGTTAGTAGGGTCTAGCAAGTCACTATAAAATATAGTAAATGGATTCTCTGATATACCTGCTGTCCATATTCTACCATATGCAGATAGACAAGCATCAGGGTCAAAGTTAGTTACACCTAATGGTGTATTAGTTATCTTTTCCCATTTTCTTGTTACTCCATTTACACTAAAAGCTAAAGCAGAATTTTTATTCTGTGTAGCTATTGTCCATATCTTTGCATTAGAACCTGCACCTTCAGGTAGTGTTTGCATTTGCCATCTACTACCAATTATACTTATACTTGGAGTTATATCTACAAGCTCTGACAAAAAGTTTCTAGTATCTAATTTAGAATTAAATCCTCTTGTCCCTGCTTCTGTACCTGTATACATTCTATTATTGCCATTAACTAAATAAAATGTTCTACCATCTATTAAATCATGTCTCCAAATAGATTCTATATAGTTATCACCTAAACTAGCTATAGTTTCATTAAGTAGTTTATGACCTTTACGACTAGTCATTCTACCACCTTTATCTATAACTATATTATCAGCTTGTGTTGCATAGCCACTAGATAACCCTACTTGTGAGTCTTGTGTATTAAGACCTAAGAATCCAGGTGCTAGTAAACTAACTGATTCTAAATTACCTGTAGGCATTAAACACCTCTCCAAATAGTTTCCATAGGTTTCCTACTTGATTCCATAGATATAGCATCCGCTAGTAAAGATTGATATCTTGCTTGTTGATTACTACTACCTCCATCTTCACCTCTTTCTTCAATAGCTCTTGCTAATGTATTCTCTATAACTAACATATGAGGTACATATAATTTATCTCCTTCTTCTACTAAGTCTTTTTGAGGAACTGTCATATTAAATCTAAGTTTCTCTATTTTCTCAGGTATAGGATATAAATCTACTTCTAAATTTCCATCAATTGTAACTCCATTCCAAGCATACGCTTGTGGTGAACCTGTTGGAACATCGTCATAGGCAAACATCTTATCCATCCACTCTGATGTTCTAGTGTTTAACCAGTTCTTATTTGTGTAATTGTAAGCATCAATTGTTCTAGCATCAGTAGTAGTATCTAATAACTCATAGTGAAATGTACCTGCTTCTGTAATTAAGTGTACAGTCTTTCTAAGAGATTCCCAGTCATATGCATTCTCTACATCTCTTTTAGCTACGTTTACTAATTGTGCTATTAGTGTAGAGTACTCAGTCTCATTTACAGCCTCAACCTTTTCTTCTCTTAGTCGTACAAGTAC